CTCACTAAATTAGGATCTGCAACAGTTTCAATTATTTTGGTTTTACCTTCAATATTCATATTAAAATTGCTCTTCTTCTGTTGAACCTTTAATTGCACTTAAATCTGTACTGCCAGTACATATCTGTCCAACTTGATCAAAATATCCAGCACCAACTTCCCGTTGATGTTTAACAGCAGTAAATCCTCGTTCTTGTGCCTCAAATTCTTTTTCTTGGAGTTCAACAAATCCTGACATTCCATGATCCCTATAATTTTCAGATAATTCAAACATACTATAATTTAATGAATGAAATCCTGCAAGAGTAATGAATTGATATTTTACATTTATATCCCCAAGTTCATCTTTAAAACTTCGTATTTCTTTGTCACTTAATTTTGCTTTCCAATTGAACGATGGTGAACAATTATATGCAAACATTTTGTCTGGATATTCTTTTTGTATTTCTTGTACGAACTCTTTACATTCTCCAATATCAGGCACAGATGTTTCCATCCATATTAAATCACAATAAGGTGCATATGCAAGCCCTCTTGAAACTGCCTGCTCCATTCCTGCATTTGTTTTAAAGAATCCTTCTTCAGTTCTTTCACCTGTAATAAATTTGTGGTCTTTTTTATCACTATCTGTTTGTAACAATGCACCTGATAGAGCATCGGTTCTTGCAATAATTATAGTTGAAACACCCATAATATCAGCAGCCAATCTTGATGCAATTAATTTATTAACCATTTCCTGAGTAGAAACTAAGACTTTTCCTCCCATGTGCCCACATTTTTTAGCAGACGATAATTGATCTTCTAAATGAATCCCAGCGGCCCCAGCTTCAATTAAATGTTTTACTAATTCATGTGTATTGAGAACTCCTCCAAATCCGGATTCTGCATCAGCTACAATCGGAAGAAAGTAATCAATTTCTCCTTGTCGATCTTCCATTGTTTGGATTTGATCTGCTCGTTGAAATGTATTATTAATTCGTTTAACTATGGTTGGAACGCTGCCAACAGCATATAAAGATTGATCAGGATACATTTGCAAACTATCATTAGCATCGCCGGCGACTTGCCATCCAGAAAGATAAACTGAATCAAGTCCCGCTTTTGCTTGTTGCATTGCTTGGTTGCCCGTCAGTGCACCTAATGCACTAACATATTTTTGAGAATAAATTTTTTCCCAAAGTTTGGTTGCTCCGTTTGATGCCATAGTGTATTCTATTTTAACTGAACCACTTAATTTTTTAACATCTTGGGTAGTATAAGGTCTTTGAATATGTTTTTGTCGATCGCGGTTGCGCCACTTAGTTTCTTTTAAACTAAATTCATTATCTACCGCCATTTTGTCTCCATTGTTTAAATTATTTTTATAAATTAAGAACCAGAATGTTTGAAATAAATTTCATTAATCCTTTTTAATTCTATTTTTACTTCATCTAATTCTTTTTGAACCAACTCATATTGTTCACGATAATAATCTCGTTCTTGCTCCACTTCAATCCATTCCGACAAATGATCTTCTTGCGAGTGAGCCATTTTTTTCCTAAAAAATTATTACTTATTTTCTTTTAATGTATCTACATATTTTGCTATAGCATGATCTAATCCATCAGTTTCAGAAATTAATCCATTATCATTGTCGGGGCCCCAATCCAAATCTTGACTATCTATAAAAAGTCCTGTGTGACGGTAAGGCCAAGGAGGAGTAAAAGGGATAGGATCGCTACGGCGAACCACGCGCCAATGAGTGGGTTGTCCACTAGACAAAACTTGAGAAGAAACTTTTGGTGATCCGTAAGAGAAAATTTGAACATTGTAATTCCTTTGATGAAGCCACATTCCTATTATTTGTGCAACGGCTCCACCTAAACTGTGACCTGTAACGTGTACAGTATGTTCAACCGTATGATCTCTATCTATAATTTCCATAATGCCTAAAGAAGCATCTCTAAATCCTTTATGGAGATAGATTCCTAAACGGCCATCTTTCACTAATCTTACATCAATATCAGATTGTACATTTTCCGTATTGGCAGTACCTCTAATAATAATTATTGATATTCCATCTTTTTGTTTTACATCAAATGCTACCTCATCTTTTTGATCACCACCTGCATCATAAATTTCCTTACAATATTCTGCATGTTCAATAAGCAAATCTAATGAAACTGGTAAATTTGATTTATCACCACTACCTATATCATTATTTTTGTCTGCTACGTTCTTCGCACAACCATTAAGAACTAGAGCTATCACCATTACGATTATGAACTTCCACTTCATCTTTTTTTCTCCATGCTGTTGCACCTAATATAGCTCCAAATGATAAATGAAACATTGCTCCAGCCTGTAATGTAAGGGGAGCCCATCTACTTGTATTCATTTTTATTTCATCACTCTGCATATTCATGCCTATGTTCCACATCAAAGGAGCAACAAAAAAATCAATCAGACAGATGAACAAGTAAACTAATGCCGCCCAATCTCTCCAATGTCTGTTAATTATTTTGTTTATACCCATAATTTATTTCAATTTATTCATCTACGTTGTCTAGCTGGATGTCCCGGCGATGCTAATTCTGCAAATTGAATTCTCATATCCGTCATTTGTTTTTCCAATTCATCTAATTTTTTATATCCATCTGCAATATCTTTATTGATTTGCGGTATTTCTGATTCTTCTACTCGATGGAGCACTTTGTCTAAATCCATGACCGTTACAAATATCCATGTTATACTTCCAATCAACGCGGCACAAATGATCGGTAATGCTGCTTTGAATAGAGAATGTTCTGCTATTGATTGCATTGATTGTATCGGCATGTTATTTTTTCTCCTCATCTTCATCGGTGCCATCAACAGCTGTAGCATCTTCTGCCACTTTACCGACATCATCAATTATTTTATCAAACTTTTTAACTATTCTCTTTTCTAAATGTGGTAACAATCTGATACCACTATACCCAAACATAAATGCGATTCCAAGAGCCGTATATGGGCCAAATTCAAATTGTTCCATTAATGCAGGAATTGCAAATTCTGCAGCAATCCATCCTACTGCGACAGCAAGCGCAAGGTTTTTTGCTTCCATTGCCCATCCTGTCCATTTATGAACTAGTCCATTAGTCAATCCACCGCAGCCGGATGCGAATACACAACACCACTTTGCACCAAATAATGCTAGTAAAGTTTCCATTAATCTTCCTTATCTTTAATTGTTTCCTTATTTCTGTTTAACATTTTTTGAAGATCTGCGGTACTCCCAACAAACAAAGCATTTGTTACATTTTGAGGAGACCTTATTATATCTTCTTTCATAGATTGCATTGTTTTATGTAAACCAATGAGCTCCTTATTTGCATTGGTTAACTTATCTATTAATTGGCCCACTACTTCATATGCTCTAGGGTGTTCTGTTTCCTTAGCAATTTCAAGTAGACCATCCATGGCATCAGAACCTCTCTCTATAATATTGTAAAGATTCTCTCGCGAATATTGAAAATCTGTATCTGAATCATCTTCTTTTATTTTTTGAGGCATAACTTTGGCAACCGGTAATTTTTCTACCGTTGGAGTTATTTCAAAAACCTCATTTAATTTGTCATCAACGTCTTTTGTTGATAATGGCTTATCAATTGGTTCACGATCTTTCATCATCTACCTTCATAAATTTTTATTACCGAGCGCTTGTATATCTAAACCTGGAGCGCGCGTATCTAATCCCGTGGCGGGATCAAATTCTATTCCTTCTGCAAAAAAGTCTCTTGTTTCTGTTATATCATATCCACCTTCAGATGGGTCCACATCTCCCACTGTTTGCATTATTCGAGATTTTACTAGTGCTCTGTTTCTATCTCCTCTTGTTGCCTCCGAAAGAAATCTAGTTTCATCTTCATTTATAAGATAATCTCTCTGTTTATCAAAAACATTATCAGATTCTAATACAATATATTCTTGTACCGCTGCCGCTTCAACTGTTGTATGCGGTATTACATGAAAATTTATAATAGATGTTCGAATAAGTTTAGTTGATACACTATCACTTCCGTCACCAAATCCTTTTCCTTTAATATTTGGATACAGATATCCTTTAACAGTAAAATCTAATGTCCATATTAAAGCTCTTCGAGATAAAAAATCGCCTTCATATGAATCTTCAACATTAACTCCTCCTAAAACAATTGGTAAATCTATTTTTATACCCATTGTTGGAAGAGCATTAATTGTTACGGTAAAATCGGGTTGAAAAAATGGTAAAATTTGCTCTATAATTTGTGTTCCATCATCAGCATTTTTTACATAGACATTTAAAGCAAATGCGAAATCATACGGAACTGGGCTTTTAACTACTCCAGTTTCCCCCTTATATTTCTGTGTTCTATTATGAAGGGGATGTAACATTCTCTCGGGACTATATGACATCGAAGTCAAATCGAAACCCATCCTCGGTAACTGCATCCCCACCTTTTTATCTAGACGCTCGTCTCCGGAAAGTCTTACCAAAAATTTCTGTTTAGGCCCGTAAGCTAAAGGTACTTTTATTGTCTCTGTTACATTACCGGAACTATTTTTTCTTTGAATAGAAATATCATTAAAAAGTGTTCCAAATACAGCTACA